GCGCACTTGATGTCCAATATGTTGATTCTATAATCACTGTTAAATCGAGCGGTGCTAGAATCCATGTGGGATCAAGATGAGAAAAGCTTCTTCCCAAATAACGAACTGTTTCCAGTGTGTCATGAGGATCAATGTCCTCCTTACTAAAATGGGTATATTCCATCTTAAAATACATCCAAAACCATGCTTGAAAATCACTAACACGCAAGCCCTCTTTACAACAGGTCAATATATTATCATCTCCATATACCACTATTGTCCATGTTGAGGGATCCAGTTTAAATACTTTAGTTAGTATTATGTACCACATAACTAATTGCAAAATAGAATTGTAAAAACTAGTCCACGGGTTACCTGACGGATTACCATCATATACTTTAAATTTACAAAAGTTATTAATGTGTGTAGCATTGTATATATGTTTCAACAACATAGCTCTTATTCGCGCATTCACGGGACCATCATTATACCAGCGATTCACAAAATCTATAAGATAGTCTATACATAAAAAAGCAGGTATACGACCATCATAATTTTTAAAATCTCCCGCAATAACAGAACCAGCAGTTTTACGTAGCCTGTTAAAGAGAATAGTCCAATCCAGTGAGTGAGGATTTATACCTATTGATATCATATTCGTAGCAGCTAAACTTTGTATAAACTCCGTTAATGCACCAAAATATTTACGCATTAATAATAGGTAGTGTAATGGACATGATGAAAAGACTCGAGTCTTACCAATTCTTACTTTCTTTTTTGGTAAACATTCAGCTTTTAGACAGTCAGCCCATAACACTTCTATATCTTCACCATTAATCAGCATTGTCTCATATTTTGTAAAAATTTCTTCCAATTCAGGGGTCCATTGTATTTCACAGTTTCCATCAACATATATCCATGGCGCCTTACCTTTCTTTCCTTTCTTATTATATGGGAAACCTGGAGAAGTACCTACATTTATAGATGTTAAACCCTTACCTGTACCTTTAATAATTTCTTCAAAAGTTAGAACACGTGCTCCTTCTTGTGGTGGGTAGTGTTGTAATAACCAATCA